CCTCGAATTGCAACATGACCTTTGGCAGGTTTTTGACCTGACCGAGGTATTCGCTCTTCTGGGTGCCGAGGTCAACGATGCGGTAGCACCGCGCCAGATACATCCCGGGGGGCACTGGTGTAAAAGTTCCGCCGCCACTTTCTTTCGCTATTAAAGCCATCATTCGCTCCTAGTTAAGGTTACTGTTTCTAAAGTCACTATTGGCCTCTTGGACACCCCGCACTCAAAGCGGATGATGTTCCAGTCCTCCATCGTCGCAACGCCTGTCTCAGCCCGTTCTAGGGCTTCCTCAAGCATTTGTTGCCTCTCTAACATCGCTTGGTTGTACTCGTCTTCGCTGTGCATACAATCTCCTTCGCTGTGTTTTGTGAAATGTAGCACGTTTAAGTTCAAGATACAACCCCTTGCACAATCTTTTTTTCTGGTGTATGATGCACTTACACAACAAGGAGGTCATCAATGACATTGGAAGAGTTTTTCAGAGATAAACCAAGAGGCGTAAAAGTCGAATTGGCGCGAAAGTTGGGCATCAGCAAGACATGGATGAGCTTGCTCACCAGCGGTCGGCAGGTGCCCAGCCCCGAACTCGCGCACTCGATTGAGCGGCATACCCAAGGCAAGGTGCGGCGGCAAGATTTGCGGCCCGATTTATTTGGAAGGATAGTCTGATGTTATGGTTTAAATTCCATATTGGTGACTACATCACGCACACAACACACTTGGCTGATGCCGAGGACTTGGCTTACCGCCGCATGCTTGATTTGTACTACATGAGTGAGAAGCCAATCCCACTCGATACCCAATCGGTTTCTCGCAAAATTAGGCTTGATTTGGATATAACCGAATCGGTTTTGGGTGAGTTTTTTCAACATACCGAAAAAGGGTATGTCAACAGTCGTTGTGACATGGAAATCGCAAAATATCAACATCAAGTCGAAAATAATCGATCCCTCGGAAAGCGAGGCGGCAGGCCGAAGAAAACCGAATCGATAACCGAAACGGAACCGAAAGTTAACCCTAAGAAGAATAAGAACAAGAATAAGAATATATCGTCGGTGACATCAACATCAACACGATTCAATGACTTCTGGTCTATGTGGCCTGCGTCCAAAAGGAAGGTGGCCCGCTCTGAGTGCGAGAAGAAATGGGACAAGCACGACCTCGACATGGTTGCTGATGTCATCATTGCCAACGTCAAGAAGTTGAAGACGACCGAGCAGTGGACTTCTGGCTTTGACCCTGCACCCCTGACGTACATCAACCAGCGCCGTTGGGAAGACGACGCAGGTGAACAGCAGGCAACAGGTCGGAGGGTGATATGACCGAAAACGAAGAAATAGAATTTGAGCGTTTAAAAACTGCAAGAGATGCTCTGTTGCTGACGGTTGCCAATTTGCGTGGTCAGATAGAAACTTTAAACGCCATGTACGAACTAGCAAGCAAGCAACGCGACCAGTTAATGGATGAGCAAAGGTCGAAAATTGCGGCTATGCGCGGGAGGATGCAATGACCCCAGCCGAAAGGTTTGTTCAGCGCCTGTCGAAGGTTAAGGGGCGCAACGGTACATGGACGGCCTGCTGTCCTGCACACGAGGACAAGTCGCCATCGCTGTCAGTGCGTGAAGCGGACGACGGTCGGGTGTTGGTGCATTGCTTTGGTGGCTGTGATGTTCACACCGTGCTGGGCGCGGTAGGCATGGATATGACTGACCTGTTCCCAGAGCGTGACGAGCGGCTGGATCAAACGCAAGTGACCAAGCCACTGAAGCCTGCGTTCTATGCAAGCGATCTACTGCGAATTGCATCGTTTGAATGTCTGGTCGTGATGATTGCGGCTTACGACATTAGGCGCGGCAAAAAGTTAAGCGAAGAAGATATGGCCCGTTTGGAAACGGCACAACAGCGAATTGAAGAGGTAATCCAATATGCAAATGTCTAACATTCAACAGCGAGCAAAAGAACTCGATGAAGCGCGGAAAATCCGCATCATCAGGCCAGATCAAGTGGACTTTGAGAAATACCTCAAGGCCAACGACGTAGCACAAAAGGTACGCGACGCAGAGGGTTTCATTGAGGAGATGCGAATCGACTTGATGACCCCTGAGACACAGGTATCACAGACGATGCCTTGGACAAAGACACACGCAGGGTTTCAGTTTCGCGCAGGCGAGGTGACTGTGTATGCAGGTGGCAACGGTGGCGGCAAGAGCATGATCACAGGCATGATTGCTATGGGCTTGATCAAGCAAGACCAGAAGGTGATGATTGCTTCGTTTGAGATGAAACCCAAGCGCACCCTGTACCGAATGCTCCGCCAGTTTGCTGGTGAGAATATTGATGCACCACGCTACACCAACAAAGAGACCTACATCAAGAACTTGCTGGATCGGTTTCAGCTTTACAACTACAACAAGCTGTGGCTGTATGACCAGCAAGGCACCGTGACCAGCCAGCAGGTGATTGCTGTGGCCCGTTACAGCGCGATGGAATTAGGTGTTCAACACATCTTCATAGATTCGCTGATGAAGTGCGTGGCTGGTGAAGACGACTACAACGCACAAAAGTATTTTGTGGATGAGTTGACCGCGCTGGCCCGTGACCACAATGTCCACATCCATCTTGTGCATCACATTCGCAAGCTCGCAAACGAAGAGGTCAAGCCAAGCAAGTCAGACCTCAAAGGCTCTGGCTCCATCAGCGACCAAGTGGACAATGTTTTGCTAGTGTGGCGCAACAAGAAAAAAGAACACGATGCACAGTCTGGCCCAGTAGATGCAATGATCCCTGATGCCATGATGATGTGCGAGAAGCAACGCAACGGCGAAGCAGAAGATTGGTATTCGCTTTGGTACAACAAAGACAGCCAGCAGTTCATGGAATACGACAACAGCGTACCCATGTCATTTGACAACGGAGGGAGATTTTGAATTATGGCAAGGAGGGCGAAGGAGAGGATGAGCATCGTCACCGCTGTCTCGTTCGGGGAATCATCAAGATGCGTATTCAAGATCGCGATAGCGCGTACCGCTGGCTCAATGGTTACGTTGACCACCTTGGGAAGCGTCACAAGGGATGGAACGAACTTCATCCCAAGTCACGCCTTGAGGCAGACGTTAGAGATCAGTGGACAAAAGGTAATCGAGGTAACACAGGAGAATGGAAATGACAAAGCAAGACGCTGAACTAAGCCCTTTGGCAAGGCAACTACTTGGCAACTCTGGGGCCATGAAGTTATTCACACAGACTGAGTTTGATGCGGCACTGAGGGAGGCGAAGGCCGAGATCATGGCAATAGCAATTCAGACCACCAAGCAGGCAATTGGAATTGAGCGCCAAGCCTGCGCTGAGATGGCGCGTGATTGGAACTCTAACGGCTCTCCTAGGCAAGGTGTTTATGAGGCCATTCTCAACCGCATGAAGGTCAAGGATGATTGAGATCACATTGCCTTGGCCTCCATCGGTCAACACCTACTGGCGCAACTTCGATGGTCGCATGATCATCAGCGCCAGAGGGCGCGAGTACCGTGAGACCGTCGGCGATCAGATGACATTACAAAAGATGGCTAAACACTTCAAGGGGCCATTGCGTGTGGTCATTGAGGCATGGAGGCCAGACAAGCGCCGCCGCGATCTTGACAACCTGCTGAAGGCCACGCTCGATGGGCTGGCTCACGCAGGCGTATACGAAGACGACTCCCAGATCGTTGACTTGAGAATTTACTGGGCACCTGATTTAGGTGGAATGTTAAAAATTAAAATTGAGGAGATCGAATGAAACAAGAACCAGAACTGATCGACATCTTTGCATTGTTTGCGTTGATGTCAATTTTGAACAAAGCAGGCAAGGGCGTATTGCCTCAAGACATTGCGCGTTCAGCTTACGACTTTGCAGAGGCAATGATTGAAGAAAGGGAGGATCGCAATGGCTGACCTATGGAACATCATGTTGATTGTGTTTGCAATCACTGGCGGACTGAGTTGGGTATTCATAATTTTGGTGTCACTTTTTTATTGGGCCTGTAGCAGGCCAACAAAGGAGGAATAAATGTTTGAATCATTTGGAGATTTTTTTTGGAAGTTCATGGCAATGTCTGGCTTTATGTTTTGGATTTGCTTTTCAGTTTTTATTGGTTTGGTGATCAGGCGCAACCGTGCCAAAAGGAGAATGTTTTATGAGCAGTGAAGATAGAGACCCACACAAGGCCGTTGATTACATTTTGAAACACGCCGCTCTTTTTGCAAAGGCCAAAGCAGAGCGGACATACATCGAGGAATATCGCAAATCACTGAAATCAATTTTGATGAAGAGAAGCATGGAGACCGCTATCGGGGCGCAAGAGCGCGATGCATACGCACACCCCGAGTATGTGCAGTTGCTTGATGGATTGAAAGAGGCTGTGCTAATTGAGGAGCGCCTCAAGTGGGACATCACGGCGGCGACATTGCGCGTGGAAATATGGCGCACTGAGCAAGCGAACAACAGGGCCGAAGGAAAGGCCACGATGTGAACACCTATCAAGCAACAGTGCTACACACCACAGGCTGGGTGCTTGTGTTGCTCGACGGTTGGGAGATGCACACCCATTGGGTTGCGGCACTCGGTTTTATTCTTTTAATTTATTCAATGTGGAGCATTTGCATGAAGACACCAGAAGACGAGGCATTTGAGGAGATGGAGAAGGCGCTGGGCTGGCGCAAGCGACAAATCGTTCAGCGTCAACTCAGTGATGAAGAGAACATGGCCCGCAACGTGGTACTTGAGGAAATAGCCACGGCGTTTGACAAGATGCGAAACGGTGGAGACACCGTTGCCTCTTTCGCAATATACGTTAGGAGCATGAAGCGATGACCGAAAAAGCAAAGACTTGTCAGGTGTGCCGCCTTAACCCAGCAGAGGTGAAGGGCAGGAACAGTAAGGGCGCACCGCAGTGGCGATGCCAGACCTGCCACGACC